TTAGTTGGTTCTTTTCTTAAGTATATATCAAAGGAGATATAAAATGTTTACTTATAAAAATATTTTGATTATAATAATGACAATTGTAATTTCAACGAGTTATTCATACTCTAGTTTACAAGACGTTACAGATGATAATGTTTCAACGCAAAGTGTTAGGGTCATCTCAGAGATAGAGAGCTCTTCCTACACTATCAGGCACCTTAAATCAGATTTGGCCTATGGCTCTTGCATTGCTACGGGATGCGCTGTAGGAAGCTTTGTGACGCTTCTACCTTATTTAAAAATCGAAGTGGAACTTTTGGGTATTGAAGGGCTGCGGATATTTTTCGATGTTTTTGGCTGGCAAATAGCAAGCGGTATGGCAGCAGGTGCAGTTGTTGGTTGTTGTGTTGGTGCAGCATGGAAAGCAAAGATAATTAGCGGATGTACTTGTGGCGGACCTGTGGGAACAACATCTTTAGTTATTAACGAGTCTAATCCTGAAAGAAATGTTTAGTCACTCTTTAAGGGGCGCCTATAGTAGCGCGGGGCCTTTAATTGATAATTGATATCTCTTAAAGCATTGTAAAAGGTACGCAAATGGCAGGGAGGTCCATCCCATTCTTGATGGAGCTGGCGTAATGTTTTCGAAGGATGCCTCGTTAAAAATTCCCTCAATTTATCATGATCAATCAATCTTTTTCTTTTTATAGGCTGTTCATCTTCTCTTTCTCTCGCATAAAGCCAGAAGCGTAAAGTTGCATAAGGAACATTCGCCATAAGGGCGCTTTTTTTTACATTGTTCCCTTCATCAAAATATCGAAGGGCTGTTTTCTTTGTTTGTAAGGAATGCGTCATATCTAGCCTTTAAACATCATTGCATATGGCTTCCAGGAAGCTAACCTCAGCCGTGGGATCTACGCGAATAACTTCACATCCCATTTCTGCATATTTTTCAAATAATGGCGGAAGTTTTTTCCTGGAAAATGAAAGGATGAAGCATATTAAATATGTTTTATCTTCTACTTTTTCAAATGGTTGAAAAATATTCATCTCTAATGTTGTCATGACAGTTAATTCTTTGCTTTTCATTATTAGGAAAGAATCATAATCATTTTTTAGTGATGTAGAATCTATTAATGCATATTCATAATTATCAACCATAATAGAGTTGATTTTTTTATAAATATCTTCCTTGGTGGGATTTTTTTTGCGCATTATTATATATTTCGAGCCTTATCCGCTGTCTTGTGATAATTATTTTTGTTACTTTTCTATTTTAAAATCAAAAGCTATATAGCCATTAATTTATTATAATAAATTAAATAAAAATAATCAATAAATAGATAATATCACCTTTCATGATTAATTTTGACCAAGACACTTTCGATGAAGAACCTTTCGATAATGAAATAGACGAGATAGACGAAATTCCAAATGGATTTGTTCTTTCTGAAGACGATGAAGATGAAGAGTCAGAAGAAGAATTCGAAAGAGAAAGTTCATTTTATGAAAACTTAGCAGATTATTTAGATGAGTCTTTGTTAAGTAGGGTTTCTCTCGAGCTCTTAGAAGGCATTGAGCAGGACAAAGAATCACGAGAACAGTGGGAAGAATCCATTGAAACTGGAATGAAATATTTGGGCATGAAGCTTGAAGATTTCAAAACAAGTCCATGGATATCTTCTTCTCGAGTTTTTGATACGACCTTCCTAAGCGCAGCATTACGCTGTTTTTCAACTGTTTGGACATCCTTATTTCCCGACACAGGCCCCGCAAACGCACGGGTTAATGGTGAGTCGGAGACAGCTCTTGACGACCAAGCTGAGCGAATAAAGCTTTTTATGAACTATAGTTTGACTCAACTTGATAAAGAATATTATCCAGATTGTAAGCGTTCTATTTTTTATACAGCCATTGTCGGAAGTACTTTTCGAAAAGTATATATGGATCCTATCCTGAATAGGCCAGTTTCTCGCTTTATAGATCCTCAAGATTTTATCGTCAATAACAATTGCGTAAGCTTATTGAGTTCCGATCGTTTAACACATGTTTTGCATTTAAGCCGTAGGGATGTTCTGTTAAGGCAAGTCAAGGGATTATACAGAGACATTCCTCTTCCTTATGACAGTGAAGACCCTATGGATGATCAAGAAGGCATAAAGAGCACTGTTCAAAACATAGAGGGTATTCATCCTCAACGGATGGAAATCAAGTCTTCTTTGGTAACGCTTTATGAAGTCCATTGCGATATTATTTTAGATGATCAAGATTCATTCAGTCAAAAAGATGATGAAAAAATAGAAATACCACTTCCTTATATTGTAACTATTTGTGCAGTTTCCAAAAAAGTATTGAGTATTTATAGAAATTGGAAACAGGAAGATCCTAGTTTTTCTAGAAAAAACTATTTTGTTCCTTATAATTACTTGCCTGGATTGGGCCTATATAGTATGGGCCTTACGCAGATGATTGGCACAAATTCTTCAGCAGCAACAAGCATCTTAAGGCAATTAATAGACAAGGGGACTCTATGTAATCATCCAGGCGGCTTACGCGTGAAAGGTATGCGTCTAGAGAACAACGATAAACCTATTGGGCCTGGAGAATTCTTAGAGGTTGAAACGGGCGGATTGCCCCTTAAAGATGCCATATCTCCAATGCCTTATTCCGAGCCTTCGCAGGTTTTAAGAGAACTTAGAAATGACGTTATTCAGCAAACTGAATCTTTGGCTTCTATCGGGGAAACAAAAATAGCTGAAGATAATCCAACGGCTCCTGTTGGCACCACGATGATGAATTTGGAAGTTGCCAACAGGCAGCAATCTGTTATTTTATCTTCTTTCCGTGAATCTCTTTCTTATGAATTGCAACTGCTTTATGGGTTATGGGGAGAATGCCTCCCAGACTCTCCTTATCCTTTTAAGGTGCCGGGTAAGCAAGTTGCGGTTATGCGGCGTGATTTTAATGATAGCGTTCAAATTACTCCTGTCAGCGATCCAGTACTTATCACAAATATTCAAAAAAATGTACAAAACCAGTCAATCCTACAGCTAGCTCAAAGTCACCCGCAATTTTTTGATATGAAGAGCGTCCTAAAGCGTGTTCTTGAAGGATGGCACGTGCGTGATGTGGATAACATTATGATCAATGAGGAGCAGGTTGAACCCTTGTCCCCTCCGGCTGAAAACATCAATGCTTTAAAAGGAAAAGGGCTTATCACTGCCTCTTGGCAGGATCATGCATCGCATATCATTAGCCATATGGATTTCAAAATGCGTTACCCAGAATCTGCTCTTGCTTTGGATCCTCATATTATTGATCACATGGCGCAAATGTACTTGGTAAAAACTGAGCAAGAACTTGGTTATCAATTGCCTCCGCTTGAAAAGATCAAAGATCCTCAAATGCAAAACATGATTGCTTTCCAAGTTGCACAAGCTGTTCAACAGCAACAAGAGCAACAACAGCAACAACAACAGCCTGCCCTTAATGCTGAAAAGATAGCGTTGATGGATATTGAACAAAGACAAAAGGCTGCTGAACTAAAATTTGAAGAGGCTCAGCTCAAAGCTGAAACTGAAGCATTTAAGGCCCAGTTAAACTTTGAATCAGAGAAAAACAAGCAAGAAAACGAAAGGATGCTTATGGGAGAAAAGCTAGATACTGATTTAGAAATTCAAAGACTAAAGATGGAAGAAAAAGGAAACGAATATGTATGAAAAAATCATGTGAATGTCTAGTGGCTCCAATACTAAAAAAGATCCTCAAATGCAAAACATGATTGCTTTCCAAGTTGCACAAGCTGTTCAACAGCAACAAGAGCCTGCTCTTAATGCTGAGGAAAAGGATATATTAGAAGCATATAAAGCTCGATTAAGAGTTGAGTTAGCAAAAGGCAAGCAAGAAGAAAGAGAGGATCCTTATGCGGGAAAATCTAGATACTGATTTAGAAATTTAAAGATTAAAGATGGAAGAAAAAGGAAACGAATATGTATGAAAAAATCATGGGAATGTTTAGTGGCTCCAATACTAAAAAAGATCCTCAACGCTTAAAAGCGGAAAAAATTTTTGGAGATGAATTTAAAAATGCTTCGATGATGCCTGTTGCAAGTTTATCTGCACCAGAAAATGAAAAAATGAGAATGTTTAAAAAGGGCGGCAGCGCAACAAAAAAAGAAAAGAAAGTTTCCGGCAAAAAGTCAGAAACATCTTTAATAGATTTTCATATTCCAGAAAAAAATCCAAAGATGAAAATTGCGAATAATCACACAAAGGCCAAGTTTAAAAAGGGAGGCTCGGTCGAAAGTCTTTTAACTTCTCCACCATCAGGCGTTCAAGGACGTGAAATTTCAAAAATAAAGTACGGTTTAGAGCCTGAAAAGAAATCAGGAAAGGTTCTCAAGCTGGCGGCAGGTGGTGTAGCCAAAATTCGTCACGGTCAATCTACATCTAATGGAATGCAAAAGAAGCCTTCTAGAAACTGTAAATGATCTATTTCTATGAGCTCAGCTTACAGAAAATACGCGATAAAAAACAAGAGTATATTAATGCGTTAGCTGAAGGTAAGCCTCAATCATTTGAGGCTTACAAATTCCTTTGCGGGAAGATTCAAGGTTTGAATGAGGCAACAGAAGAATTAAAAGAACTCTTTAATATGTTGCAAAACAATAATGTCGAGAGAAGCAAAAAAGATAATGCTCAGTTATATTGAAGAACATGAAATTCAAGAAGCTAAGGATTTCGTAAGAGAAGTATTTGATTGTCCATTGCCTGAACTTGATGGAACTGCAATCGCTGTAAAACTTTATATTAGGCCTGATGAAATATCTACCATCACAGGAAATGACGGAACTGTTTCGAAAATATATCTGCCTGAGTCTATTTCTTGTCATGACAAGTACATGAATTGCACTGCTTTGGTTGTAGCGATTGGCGCAGCTTGTGAAAATCTTCCTTACAGAGTTGGAGATTGGCTGTTAATACCTCGCAATGAAGGCACACAGTTTTATTGGCACGGCACCGTCATACATCTTATTGAAAGTGACCGTATATATGCCGCTGTTAAAAATCCACAAATCATCAATAAAAACTAATAGGAGACTTAATGACTAAACATTTCTTTGCCAGCAAAAAAGAGCTAATTTTAACTCCTCAGCAAATCAAAGAAAAAGATGATGCATGGAAGAGAAGAGCAGAAGCAGGCGCTGATGTTTTGGCATCAGAAGATGATCCATCTTTATCCAACGATCTTGGAGAAATCATGGATTATTTAGGGGATGATCTGCCGCGCCCTGACAGTTATCACTTCATATTAAAGATTTTTACAAAAGAGAAAAAAACCTCGGGCGGAGTCATTCTAACTGATGATGTGCGAGAAAATCAAAATCGTATCTGTATGGTGGGTTTGATCCTTGCAATGGGTCCCGATTGTTACAATTCCGAAAGATTTAAGAATTGGAATAAAAGATCTGTTGGCGACTGGGTCTTGTTCGTCCCCGGCGAGGGAACTCTTTTTCAATGCAAGGGAGTGCCTTTAAGGTTTGTGGCCGATGATCGTATTTTCTGCAAAACAGATCATCCAGAACTAATAACAAGAACTTAACAGTGAGGAGGCACTATGGAAACAGATACATATGACGAGAATGAGAATTATGAAATTGATGAGTTTGAGACAGAAGAGTCGGAAGAAGAAGAAATTGAGTCTACTGATCTTTCTGAAGAAGAAGATGCGCCGTCTTTTTCTAACAATCAAGAAGAAGATGAAGAAAAAAACACCATAAAGAAAAATCTAGCAAAGTTTAAAAGAGATTATTTTAGAGCAGCTAGAGAAAATCATGATCTTAAAGAAAAGTTGAATCAAACGTCAACTCAATTCAATGACTTTTCTTTTATGCAGGCCGAAAACAATGGGAAGTTGATGCTTGAAAAGGCCAGACTAGACCATCAGAGGGCTCTCCAGGAAGGGGATTATGACGCTTATTATAAGACTATCGAGAATATAACGCGCGCCACTGCTCAATTAGAAAATCTTAAAGCTATGAAGGCTCAGCAGGATTCGCAAAGTTCTTCTTATGCTCCTGAATATCATGAATCTCCTTTAGATCCAGATGTTCAAGAATGGCTTGATGAAAACACGTGGTATAGCGAGCACAATCCAGACTTTGATGCTCAAAAACAACAAGAGATAGGTTCATATGCGCAAAAACTAGATGATTTTCTTGCAAGAAGCGGAAGACAACATGAAATTAATAGTCCCGCTTATTTTGAAAAGATTAATCAAAAGATCAGAGCTTATGACCAAAGAAATAATGGGAGATCACATTCTATGAAAGCACCATCTATTCCAGTTGCTCCCGTGAGGGGTGGGATGACGGCTCTTAGGCAGGCGCCGCAAAAGAAAAAAATATCGCTGCATCCTCAACATAAGATTTGGGCAGAAGAATTAAACATGAGCCATGATGAATATGCAAAATATATTATGGAGTTTAACAAAAAAGAAAAAGATAGAGCTTCAGGGAGAGGGTCATATTAATGGATAAAAAAAACATGAGAAATGAAAGTATTCGTCAAGATAGAAGCGAAATACTTAAGGAGGCCGAGCAATATCGTCATCGGTTAAAAATGGTAAATCAAAGTGCTTTTGGCGTTGATCAGGACAGGATACCTGTTGGGATGAGCGTTAAATTTGTAAGGGCGATGATTAATGGACAAGTTGATACAGAAAACCTTAGAAAGCATGCCGAGGCTCATTGGGTGCCCGCACCTCCAGAAAGATATCCAGAATTTAAGGGGCAAGACCATTTGGAAGCAACGGATCCTTTTAAGAAAAATGTTTTCTTAAGTGGTTTGATTCTTATGGAAAGACCTATTGAATTTACAGAAGCCGAATTATCTGTTTATAGAGAAAAAACAGCTGCTGCAATGAATGCATGTCCGATTATGGATGAATATAGAGATCCTCGAATGCCTGTTTTTGTTGGGGAAAATAGTTATAGAACTCCTAACAATGGGCAAGGATCATTTGGTTTTTCAGACTAAATAATAATAATTTAATAATTTAATAAATAATAAATAATAAATAATAAATAATAAATATAACAGGGGTAGGTATGGCAATATATACAAGTACATTCAATGGTAATCCGGTGGATCCGGCCTATCCCTCTTATAATCTTATTGAACTTAATTCAGATATAACTTTGCAATGGGCAACCGCTTTCCAAGATACGGATTATGCAGTTTCTGGGATTATGAATGTTAATCCATCTATTTCCGGTTATACCATAACGCTACCCAATGCAACTTTGGTTTCCCCTGGGAAAGCCTTTATTATTACCAATACATCTTCTAATCCATTAATTAATTTTAGTCTTTTAAAGTCAGATTCATCCGTATTAATTCCTACCATTTCAAATGATGAGGGTTATTTTGTTTATGTTCAAGACAATACATCGCCTGATGGCGAGTGGGGAATTATCCCCTTTAAGGGTTCGGATGCCATTACTTATGTAGCGGCTGTCTCTTTAACGGCAGGTCTTACAATCGATGGATCCCCCATTGAAGATGCAGGGACTTTTCAGTTTTCCATAGATCTTTTAACGTTATGGAATAATATTGCAAACAATTCTTTAAATGCTAGCAAATTGTTAGATGGGTCTATTGCAACGGCTAAGTTGGCCGACAATGCCGTTACGACCGCTAAGATTGCTGATGGTGCTGTTACATCGAATAAGATAGTTAACAGTGCCGTTACAACGAATAAAATAAACAATTTAGCCGTTACAAGCGCCAAGCTATCCTTCAATGCTGTTACAACGCCCGCTATAACTGATGGTGCTGTTACGACCGCTAAGTTGGCCGATGATTCTGTTACGACCGCTAAGATAGCTATTGGTGCTGTTACAAATTCTGAGATAAGCGCTTCTACTATTCAGCAAGATAGATTTATTAATGGCCTTCAATATAAGCAATGCACGGCTTATGCCATCGTGAGGTCAGATGGGGTCCTTTTATCTCAATTGTTAGGCATAACATCAATTACCAAAATAGCGACCGGTACATATAGGGCTCAACTTAATCTTGCGAGTGGAGGAGCTTTGCCAAATACTGTAAGTCTAGTCCAATTGACTGTTTATGGATTAGAAAGAATTATTTTTTATACAATTGGTCTAGGTAATAGTATTGATATTTACACGAAAGATGTAGTTTCAAACACGCTTGTGGACGCTGGTTTTAATTTAATTATTTGGTCCGTACCAATTCCTTAGATAATATCGTCATAATTAAAATATAAAAATAACAATAAAGCTATACACATTAACAAATATTATATCACGACTGTTCAATTATAAAATTACATATATTAATATTTTATCAGTGGGACAGTCACTTATAAACTGTCTGATTG